ATTTTAAGTGCCTTGCATCGCTTTTTATAGGGTTTTTTGTATTATGGAAATTTGGAAAAAAATAAAGGATTTTGAAGATTATCAAGTTAGTAATTTAGGTAATGTAAAAAGTTTAAAGTTTGGTAAAGAAAAAGTATTAAATAAATATTTAAATAAACAAGGATATTATTGTGTTTGCTTAAGTGTTGATAATAAAAAATGTAAAATAAACGTTCATATATTAGTTGCTAAAGCATTTTTTAATCATAAGCCTTGCGGTTATAAATTAGTAGTAAACCATAAAGATTTTGATCGAAGTAATAATAATTTAGATAATTTAGAAGTTGTTTCTCAAAGAGAAAATACTAATTTAAAACATTTTAATTTTACTTCAAAATATACAGGAGTTAGTTTTAATAAAACAAGTAATAAATGGATTTCTCAAATTCATATAAATGGTAAGCAAAAAAATTTAGGGTTATTCAATACAGAATTAGAGGCTCACAATAAATATAAAGAATACCTACTTAGCTTTACCATATTTGTTTAATACTTTTTTTAATTTGTCTAAATATTCTTCTCTACCCCTAATTAATGCAGGATATAGATAAGGTCTTGCTCTTAAATTTATTTGCTTTATTCCTTTGCCTTTAAACTTTATAGCTTGTTCTTTTAATTCTGTTGGAACGTCAACTAATCCACCCGTTCCAAATTCAACGAAAGGCGCATAAGGAGCTATAACACCACCAGCCTCAACGATCCAATTTAAAGGATTATCTTTTACTGCTTTTATAGATTGTCCTAATTTACCAAAATTAGTAGGAGCAGATTGTTTAGCGTATTTTTCAATATTACGAGCTACTTGTTCTGTAACTCCTTCAATATCTTTTTGAGCCTCTTTTCCGTACTTTTGTAAATTAGATATAACACTATTTATTCCTTTTATTTCCATTAGGTTCTTTGAGTTGCCACAATTTCAATATCAATATTATTTAAATCTACATTTAAAATATTATCGATGTTATAAATTAAACCGTTGTATTTTATAAAATTATCTTTTATAGACAAATCTAAATCATATCGGTTTCTAATTGTAAAAACTGTTTGTACTAAATTGTCATTTTGTCCGTTTTCGTTTTGTCTTAACGCTCTTTTTGCGGTTACATTTGCCCAAACATTTTGAACGGATGCAGTAGTTACAGTATTACCACCATACCCATCAGGAACAGTAGTTGTAACCCAAATAGAAATCAATTTAGTATATTTTCTAGCTATCATATAAAACGTCTATTAATATCTATATTGTTTTGTACAAAATCAGGAATAGTATTCATTGCGTTTTTAGTTTCTGAATTATAAAACCAAAAGTTAATAAGCTGCAAAGCACTATCTATTAATTCCGCTGGTATATCTTCTACATTCTCATAACCAACAGTTAAAGTAACTACATTATCAATAGTTGGAACGATAGCGTATAAAGGTCTGTATTGTATTTCTAATTCAGTAACTGTATTATCAATAGGATAATCATATACTTTTACTTGTTGAACTAAAGCACAATCTTTATAATACACTTTGTCGCGTGTTTTAAAGATGTGATTTGTTCTTTTTTCAATATAAGATAAAGCGCTATTTATCATTCCAGTTATCTCGTTATCGGTTTCAGTTTGTCCTTCATCTATTTTAAGATAAAGTTTTGCAGTTTCCAAACTAATAACGTCTAAATAACTAGTCATTCTTTTTTACTTTTTTAGGTTCTTTTACCTCAACTACATACCAATTCATAGATTTAGCATCTTCTTGCGTCAATTCAATAGTATCGCCTATGTGATAATTTTTCTTTTCTGATAGCTTATAAAAAGCCTTAATTACATTGTATTTCATAATTGTTCTTGTGTTAAATTTGATAAATCGCAAATTGTATTTTTGCCTACATAATCTAAATAATTGTTTACTTTATACCTTCTATTATTAAAACTTTCGTATTTAATAATTATAAAGTTACCTCGTTCATCAAAGCCTTTTGCTAATATTGTATAGCATATTTGTTCAGGCTGCGTTTGTTCGATTTCATCAGTACTACAACTGATAAAAAAGATTGCTAGTATTATAATTAGTTTTTTCATAGTAACAAAGATAATTAAAAAAACCGTTCGAATTAACAAACGGTTTTAAAAAAAACTAAAACATATGAAAAACTAGACAGCAGTAAAGTCACCGTAAACCAATGCAAGAGGCTGTTCAACAGCTAAAGCAACTTGTGCCTCAATTCTTGCAGTGATATTGTTTTTAACAAAGTTTGTACCTTCTTGTTCTGAGAACTCTAAAGATAACCCTTCAGTTACAATCTTATTAACTCTAGTCCAATCACCTACAAAGTATTTGTTTGCAGTTACCCAAGTAGCTTGATATATTGGAATACCGTTAATTCTTAATTGCCCACCTTCAAAAGTTACAACACCTGGCAACCCATATCCTGCACCTGTTGATTTTTCAGTGATAAGAATATCCCAATAATCAGAAGGTCTAACAACAATACCGTTAACTAGGTAATTGATGTTTTGTTGTTTTGCAATTTCAGCAATCAACATTTCAATTTTATTTTGACCTGTAATGATTTCAGTAGATGCAGTTGCAGCGTTAGCCAAAACAGTATTAAAAGCAGCGTTTTCAGCTTTTGCGTAATCTCTACGTAAAGCGTTAGGAATAAACGATGTTAAAAATGGTAGGTTGTTTGCCATTTTTTTAGAGTAACGAGTAAAACCAGCAATAAAGTCAGTATTTACATCAACCATTGTAAAGTCGTAATCTCTTTGCGCTTTACTTGATCCTTCTGTTTGTGTAGCGATAGCACCTTCTCCAGCACCTTCAACAGGGAATGTATAAGTACCTCCAGCGATATTAACAGAACCAACTAAATCAGAAACGTTTACCGCTTGACCTGGAATAGTTACAACGTTAAAGTTATAATCTCTAGGTTGGTCACCTGAAAGATTAACAGCCAATGTCATATCTCCAACGGCTTTAGTTTGGAACGCGTTTCCTTTTCTAACTTCTGAAATACCTTTGAAGTTTTCAGTAATAGATTTTACCAAAGTATCTTCATTTTTAGTTGAAGTACCTTTTTCTTGTAGTTTCAAATCCAATTTGTCTGCATGGTCTTGAACCGCTTTCAAATCAGCAGTAAATTTAGCCTCTAAAGCGTCTTTTACTGATTTCAATTCTACATCAAAAGAGTTTTTAACCTCAGTAGTTAATTTTGTTTCAAAAGCATCAATTGCGCTTTTTACTTCAGCAGTTGTTTTTGTTTCTAAACCGCTTTTAATGTTTGCCAATTCGGCTAATAATTTCTCGTCCATTTTATTTAAGGATTAAAGAGTTTGTAAATGATTTTAATGTTTCTAAATAAAGCGGCTCATCTTCTGGAGTGTCATCTTCTAACGGCTCGTTGTCAAGTGCTTTTAATAATGTTTCAATTTGTTTTAAACGGTCATCCGAATAATCCAAATCATATGATTTCTGTATCAATTCCATTAAACCATAATGAGATTTAATAGCTTTTATATTTTGTACTGTTGCTAATTCATTGGCAGCCCAACTAGAAAGGAAAGAATATTCCATTAACTTATATTCAGTAATAATAGATTTGTTCTTAACATCTCTTTGCAATACTTTATATCCAATAGACAATTCAGCATTTAAACCGCTATCATGCATTAATTTTACATCAGTAAACATATCTTTACCTAAGGGCTTATTCATGTTAAATTGCGATGTTGTCAATAAACCATAACTATCTTTCGTATTAATAGACAAGGGAACACCTATCATCATAGTAGGGTTATGGTCTTTTAATACTCGAATACGTTTAAAGTTTTCAACTACTGTTTTATCAAAAGAGCCAAAAGCACTTACATCGCCATCGCTATCTTTATTATTATAAGCATTAGCATAGGCAGTAACAACGCCTTTGCTTTCGTCTAATTCTTTTAAATCGTAACTTAACTGTTTGAATAAAAATTGATTGTTCATTATACGTAAATTAAGTTTGTTTTATTTTTTAAATTTCCTGTAAGCATTTTGCTTAAATGTGATTTCTTATAGCCTGTAAAAAAAGAAGCTTCTTCACAGCTATAATAAAAAACACCAGTATTATTATCTAATATTAATTTAATACTTCTTTCAGTTTTTGCCTTAGATAGTTTTAATCTTGTTTCCTTAGAAAATATTTTTCCTTTATTAGAATTAGATATTTTTAATTTTATATCATTAGTCATTATATATTCCGACCTATTTTCTT